TCATCAGTGGTTGCAGCGTCTTCGTTATCATCTTCAGTTGCAGAAGACTCAGCCACCTCTGCCTCCGGCTCGGCGTCTTCCCCTTCAGCTTCCTGTTCATCAGGATCATTAGGGGAATCGCCTTCGCCTTCGTCATCTGCACTGTCATCAACATCGGGTTCTTCAAACGCACTTGTGTCCATGTTTTCAAAGTCTTCATCAGACATACCCAGAGCATCCATATTGGCTACTTGGTCATTGGTCTCGGTGGATACACTCATGCGTCTTCCCCTTCGTTATTAATGTGGTCAAGTTCTTCGTTACATATGCTGATGGCTTCGCGGGCACTGTCTGCTTCACGAAACACTTTGCTCAAGAACTGGGTAAATGAGCCAATGGCATCAATATCCCGTACAAGTCGTTCCTGTACTCGGGGATCTTGCATATTGCCATCGGACTTGAGATGAACAAGCCGTACTGCTTCGTTATGCAGATACTGTTCCTGAATCACCTTTTTGAAGTCTTTGTTCTTTTCAAGACGCTCAAGGGATTTACCCAGGCTAACAAGGTCTTCAGCTTCTTTAATGTTCAGCTCAAGTTCAACTACATCGTTTTGGCTCATAATATTTTCCAATTACCTTTTGAAGTTCAATAGTGTTAAACAATCTTGACCATAAACAAATAAAAAACATTTATCACAACTTTTTATTCATCGGCCCCAGATAAGTATTTTTTAAGCTCCTTATTCTGTTCCGCTGATTGCTTCAAGTTATGTTCAAGTATCTTTGTTTGTCCCTGCGCCTTCGCTTGTTCACCTTGTTTTTGTAAGTCACGTTGTTGAGTAACACCAGATTCTTGCTCGACGTAATCCAAGTCTTTTCTGTCAGTATCACTTTGAGTATTATTAGCTTTAACTTGATCCAGTTGAGCTTCTGCATGGTTTTCAGTAGTGCGTGATTTGATCTCACCAATCTTCGCCCGCATCTCTTCCAATTCCAGCTTCTGCATCTCTTGCTGGTGTGGATCAGGCTTGGGTTCAAACGATTCAATCTCATGAGCCAGTAATGGCATCTTCCGCAGTCGGCTGATCGCAGTAAGAATGATCTTACGTAGCTCGGGATCTTCACTGGGGCCAAGCGTCTGAAGCATGAAGGAAAGCTCTTTAGCTTTCTTCTCGTCTTCTTCAGCAGTGGAAATAGTCAGTTTGAGGTCGTACTCACCGGCCAACTCATCGCGGCGAACTTTCACAAAATCATCGTTGGTGACACGGACTACTTCTTCCTCGTCCATGAACACGGCGTTCATTGCGATAAACTTCTTACCAATACTAACGAGACCCGCAGACATCCGACGCAGAATGCCCATCTCACGCTTGGAGGATGCTTCAAGGGCACCGCGTACACCGGCCGCTACATCGCCAAAGGAGGCGCCAGACACGCCCTGGTCATAGGCCTTAACACCGGTTAGAGACTCGGCTTCCATGTTCTGTTGTTGCAACATGAACTGGGCGCTATTGGGAATCTCAGGGAAAGTGTGCATGTACATACCCTGGCGAGGATCAACTGTCTGGTTGAACTCATAGTCCTCACCATTACGCCATTTGCGCTTGTTCACAGTGTCCAGGGCGTCTTTACGCATACCCTGTTGACCGTTGGCAGACCGACCCATAATGTCAATCATGCCGCGTGTGACAGCTCCCAGGACTTTCTGGTTGTCTTCCAACAAGGCACCATCGGGTTCGCCGTGTGTTTCTTTACGCTTCGGCAAGTAATGGACAATGACGAACGGAATTTCTTTATCAGGGAAAGGGTTCTTTTCCATGCGGATAAGTTGGTTACCTACCCACGCCGCTACAATAGGCTCAACAATACCAGTACCAGTAATATCCCAATATCCCCAGTATTCATAAACGATAATTTTCTTACGGGGTTCATCGTTAAACGTAAAGCTATACGCATCATCAGAGGCATGATCTGGGTCTCCCAGCGGTGAGTGATCGCTTGGGTTAATCTTTTTGAGGTTCTTGTATTTTCCATCTTTTTCCAGTTCCGATAAGGAAGATTCAAAACTGTAAATAAGAAAACCTGCTCTGGTCAGATCGCCCTTAGACGTTGGATCAACGATAACGTTGCGGTAATCGCATACTTCAATCGTAGGACGGTTCTTAATGGTACGTGTGCGTGTTTCTTCGGCGTATCCTGTGATATTAGGACGGATAGGTTTACCGTTTTCTACAGTAAGATCATGAGCAGTGCGGAGTTCTTCCGGTACATCGGTGTAATACGCATTAGGATTTTCTTGTTTGATTTGAGCAAGTTCCTGGTGCAGTTCTGCTGACTCTGGATCAACAACATACTCTACTTGTGGAAACGTGTCGGTGTACTCTTCATCTTCAGATTCCCAAGCCACACGGCAAATGATCGTACCTTCGTCTACACCTGTACGCACATACTCATCAATGAATTTTACTTTATCAATGGCTGTACGGAACTGACTATTTAGTAGTGTCTGGTTCTGTATCGCACCCGCTTTGTCTTCCCAAGTGACAGGCGCCACATCAAACAAGTCATCCGTACTTAGGAATGGCTCAGACAGTGCAGCGTAACGCCACTCGGCTTGTTTACGAATCAACTTAGGAACAATCTTAGATCGACCAGCCGGCGCCTTTACTTTGGCCGCACCTTCCACATTCAGATTATCCAAGTAACCTGTGATTTTAGAAACCTGAGTATCGTGTTCTGGCTGAGCTTCGTTAAGATCAGACTTTAAATCTCGGAGTGTTGGCTCGTTCTTCCACTCAGTAAGTGGTTTAGTATCCATCTCTGAATCATACTGTTCTTCAATATCAGCCATAAGTATTTAACCCTGTGTCATGTACAATTCCGTACATGGTATGCAATTAAATAAAGGAGTGCCGAAATGAATATCAAACCAGTACACGACAACTTTAAGATGCCTGTTAAAACATCAAACGGTGCGGCCGCGTATGACTTGTATATGCCAGAAGGTGGAACATTGTTTGGGAGTAATCCCATCGGTGTCTTCGCAGGACTGGGTTTTAAAGCCGCCGTTCCTCAAGGCCACGTTGCGTTGTTGTTACCACGTTCAGGCAAAGGCGCTAAAAAAGGCCTGTCTTTGAATAACACCGTGGGTGTTATTGATCCAGATTATCGTGGTGAATGGATGGTATGTTTGCGTAATCGAAATGAACGCCGATTTGATTGGGAAGCCGATGACCGGCTTATTCAGATGCTTGTTATTAAAACGGAAGAACTCGACCTTATGTTGGTCGATGATCTTGACAATACTGACCGTGGTCATGGTGGCTTTGGTTCAACAGGGGAGTAAGTATGGAAGGTTTTAAAGAGTATGAAAGCAAACCAATCAAGCGACTGGCTTACTGTATTACCGGTAAGGAAGTTATGCAGGCAATTGACGCCAACACATTCGTGATTGCTATTGGATACACCAACGTTACCTTCAAAGCACATGAAACCGTTTTCCCAGGTGATTTTGTTATTTACCAATCAGAAGACGATGTGTACCACTGCCGGCAAGCCGTCTTCCACGAACGGAACATTGTCTAAGCAGGGATGGCCCCGCTAGGGGCCAATCCCGCCCTTAGACCCAACCACCCGCAGCAAACTTATTTTTACCTCCCGTTTGGCTCACTTCAAACCCTGACAACTCAAGACGCTGACAGGCTTGTTCGTACTTGGCCGCGTAGTTGTTGCCGTCATGGAAGGTCTCAGACATGCCTATAGGGTTCATCACACGGCTGGCCACATACAAGGTCAAGGCTTCCAAGTGCGTGTACGGCAGATCAATCTCCGTTCGATCCAATGGTAAATACTTTGCCATTTTATCCAGGGGCAGATGGTTCGCTCTGTAGAAGACTTCCAGTACCGGTGACACCAGTTCCTCATACAACGCCAGCGGTACATCCAGTGTCCGGTAGTCAGGCGTGTGCAGCGACTCAGGCTCTCCTAAGACGTTGATCAAATACTCATCATTCACCAGGTCGCGTACCGCTTCGATGCGTAGCAGGTCCGGCTCATCTATCCGATAAGACTTTGTGCCTGGCAACAGATTCACAACGTGCGTGCGTTCTTTCAGGAAGAACCGTGTGTGCAACGCCGCAAGCCCCATGGTCACATGGGTGATCAACATTTCTTTCTTGCGTTCGTCCAGATCACCGTCACTGGTGTCGGCCATGAAGACATTCCGCAACTCGCCGTGACTGAGTTGGTCTATTACATTTTTCAAATTCATACTCTGGCTCCGGTATTAAACAACGTAGGAACTCATGGGTGAGTCCGGCTCATCTGCGTCTTCCATGCTCCATATTCCATGCTCATCCTGCTGAGATAAATCACCGGTTTCACTAGGGCGCCAGGCGTTCATCACAGCCAGTTGGCTGATGGTGTCTATGAAGTCATCGTGTTTGGAACGGAAGCCACTCTTGGACGCGAGAGACAGTTCATTGACCGCCTCTATCAATGGCGCCGTGGCTTTCTTCTCAATGGGGAAGAACACTTTGTGCAACTTGAACTGCGGAACCATGACGTTGAACCGTTCCAGTTTGCCCGTACCAGGGCGCAGCCCAGGCTTGCTGTTGTTGTTCTCAGAGGCCAGCGCAAAGTACACGTTACGTTGCATCATCTCGTTCATGATCCAGGGTATGAAACCGCCCTGCTGACCACTCACCTCAACACCCACCGACTGTGGCCGGTACATCTGAGCCAACCTGAACAGATCGTCTATGTTCCGATCCATAAGCTGACGTTTGCACACACCGTCTACCCACAACCAGTCACCGTTGTTGTTGTACGCCCACACAGACAACACCGAGAAGTCGGACTTATCCGCTTCACTGGTGGCAAAGTCTGTGGTGATGTAGAAGTTGAACAGCGATTGATTACGCAGGACGTTGTTGATCGAGTACCACATGATTTCGTTGTCTTGGATCAGTCTGTCCTCTTCCGACATGATCCGCAGCATCAGCTCCTGGTTAAAGGTCTCAACACTGCCTTCCAACACAGCCATGTCATACGCCGCTTTGACGTACTCATAAGGGAAACGGTCCGGCCAGCTACCACGGAAATCTTCTTTGGTGCAAGGGAACTGTTCGCACACAGGGAACACGTTGACCTGCCACGCACCGGACTCCACGGCTTTGTACAAAGGGTCTTTTGCGTTGAACGCTGTACCCGACCAGATAATCATGTTCCGTGTTGGGTGCAGTGCGTAGGTCACCGCTTTCTTAACCGTGTCCTCTACCGCCGATATGACCGTGGCCGATCGTGCGTCTTCATCTGAGATCAAGTCATCCAGTACCGCCAACTGCGGGCGTATGCCCATCTCTTTAGCACCACGCACACCGGTCTTGGCGCCATACCCTTTGACAATGAAAATCTTGCCATCGGCGTTGTGGAACTCCCACCGTATATCCGTAAACCTGGCAACAGGGATGTACTCCATCAAGAACGCAGAGTTCTCTCGACGGAACTCCAGGTTCTTCCGCATGTTCTTCACGCCGTTCTCAATGGAGTCCGACACGTACAGCGCCAGGCCCACTTTACCAAACGCCGCTAACGTGCCGTACACCGCGATGTACAAGAACAGGTACTCACCCATTACCGTGGTCTTCGCCATGCCTCGGTGGCACAGGTTTACAATCCGCGTACCGCCTTTTGAGATGGTGTCCAGCATGTGGTAGTGGACCACCGGTGTCAGGTGTTCCTCACCCTGGGACCCATTGACCAACTTAATGAACGTCACAAACTCAATGGCAAAGTCGGAGGGCACGTAGCCAGGGTCAGGCGCATAACTCATGCCGTTGAGGTAATCCTCAACACCCATGACTTCTTGGAGGGCTTCTGCTACGTGATCAATCATTCAACCACCTCACCGCTGACGTTATCCAACGTGAGTTTGCTGTGTGCGGCTTCTTGTGCGCTGATCGAACCAGACTGAATACCGGTACGGATCTGCGCTGTCAGGGCATTGGTGGCTTCACGCAGTGCAGAGATGGAACTGTCTTCAGACGTGGATACCTGAAGTTCAACTTGTTGGGTTTCGGGCATCTTCAGGTGCGTCAACAGGTGGGCAGCGGAATCACTGCGTACTTTTTCGCTGGACGCATCATTCATTAAGCCGGCCAAGACATTGATCGCTTCTTGTGCCTTATCCTGGTTCAACACCCAGGTAGGAATCAGTGACTGTTCCATAATCATCGACACGAGCTTTGACTTGTTGTAAGCCGTGACGTAGCTGGCCATATCCTTCGGCGCCACACCCCGTGCGGTCCAATCAACAATCTTGTCTGGGAACGTCGCCGTAAACGCACCCATGTTGGTCTTACCCATTAACTTCTGGCTCACGTACTTCACAGCTTCAACATAGTTCGTTAACTTGAAACGCCCGTCTTTCATAACGTGTGCGTACGACAGCATGTTCTCCCGATACACTTCGTACATGTCAGGGTCACCTAGAACCAGATTGATCTTATCAATCAGCTCCTGGTTAACAGACTTCTTAATTCTTGCGGGTAACGCTTCTTTAAACTGCTCGATACTGAGCGCGTCCATATACAGTCCCAATCCATATAATAAATAAGGCTCGACTATAAAAGACTGGTTACTTTATTTCAGAGAAAAAAGAACCCCGCACTGGGCGAGGTTTGTAAGGTTTAACGCTGAACGTATTAGAACACACTCATAAAGAATGGCCGGATGTCTAATGTCCATTCATTGTGCCGATCCAGTAATCCCATGACTTCACGGAACGCTACCCGAGAGTTAAGTACCGAGGGAACCCATTGGGCTTTCTTGTTCTGTGATACTTCATAGCGTTTACCAACACCAATGCACCCTGCAAGGTCGTCCATCCAATTGGCGGGATGCAACATAATAAAGGTCCGGTCAATGACATCGGTGACTTCCCACCCTTCCTGATACTGACCACCACTGGTTCGGGACACTACGGGAGAGTTACGCTTCTCCAGTGTATAAACGCCATTAGGAATACAGGATACATAAGCTTCATTGTTTAACCATGGCCTTTCAATTGTGTAAACGGATTCACCCGTAGGAAACTGCAAACGTCCAAACGTACCCCAGGGTGTAAACGCATCGCGTGTTAATACCAAACTGTTACTCATAACCTCTCTCGCATTAGTTAATGGATCGCGATTACGTATACCAACATTATAAATAATATTTTGAGAAATGATAAAAGAACGATTCAGGTTTTTGACAAAATCATAATTTGGGTACGAGTGATGGACTCTCTATAAGGGGAGGCGGAAACCAAACCACCCCCCCCCTACTACCCACTGCCACCCCATAGGGCCACCACCCAC